GAATCAGACCCTTCAGACATTGCGGGACGCCATGTCGAGGGCAATCGTGAGGTGCTGGACGCGCTACGCGCCACCCTCGGGAGTGCCACACATGGACCCGGAAACGAAGAAGCTGGTCGATGAGATCGGCCGTGGATACACGGAGCTTCAGCAGACGCTGGCGCAGAAGGCGGAGCAGGCGGCGGCGGGTGTCGTCGATCCGCTCGTCGAGATCAAGCTCAAGGCGTTGAGCGCCGACCTGGCCACCAAGGAAGCCAAGCGTGATGCGGCGGTTGCGGAACTCAAGTCCCGCGTCGATGCGCTCGCGTTCACTGGCCCCGCTACCAAGGACGACGGCCTGACGGTCGAGCAGCGCGAATACCGCGCCAAGCTGAACGCCTACATCCGTCGCGGCAACGAGGACGGTCTCCGCGCCCTCGAGCAGCGCGCCCTCTCGGTCGGCCACGACCCGGATGGCGGCTACACGGTGGAAGCCGACAAGAACGGCCGCATCGTCTCGCGCATCTACGAGACGAGCCCGATGCGCCAGGAAGCGTCGCAGATCACCATCTCGACCGATGCCCTCGAAGGGCTGATCGACAACGGCGAAGCCGCCGCGTCGTGGGTCGGTGAGACCGCCACCCGTGGCGAGACCAACACGCCGCAGCTCGGCCAGTGGCGCATCGTCGTCCACGAGCTGTTTGCGAAGCCGCGCGCGACGCAGAAGCTCCTCGACGACTCCAGCGTGGACATCGAGGCGTGGCTGCTCGGCAAGATTGCCGACCAGTTCAGCCGCTCGGAGAACACCGCGTTCGTCACGGGCATCGGCGTCGCCCGTCCGCGTGGGTTCGCCAGCTACTCCACCGCCGCGACGGCTGACGCCTCGCGCACCTGGGGCGTGTTCGAGCACGTCGCCTCGGGCAGCTCGGGCAGCTTCGGCACCGACCCGAACGGCGTGGAAAAGCTCATCACGCTCCAGCACAAGCTCAACCCCGCCTACAACGGCAACGCGAAGTGGTTCATGAACCGCGCCACGCTGGCGGAAGTGCGGACCCTGACCGACGCGTCGAGCGCCGGCAAGTTCGTGTTCGTGCCGGACTTCTCGGGCGCCACGCCGGGCAGCATCCTCGGCCGTCCCATCGTCCTCTTCGAGGACATGGCGACCTACACCACCGCCAGCTCGCTCGCGGTCGCCTATGGCGACATGCGCGAGACCTACCAGATCGTCGACCGCGTTGGTATCCGCACGCTGCGCGATCCCTACTCGGCCAAGCCCTACGTGGAGTTCTACAGCACGAAGCGCGTGGGCGGCGACGTGGTGAACTTCAACGCGCTGAAGTTCATGCAGTTCGCCTAAGAGGAGACCAGACACCATGCGTGACATGACGAAGAACGTGCAGGCCAAGCGGGTGCTCTCGCCCGTGTCCGTGGCCGACAACACCGCTCAGGTGGGGCAGGTGATTGACCATCAGGGCTACAACGGGGCGCTCTACACCATCCTGATCGGCTCCGTGGCCGACGCGGACGCCACCTTCACCGTCCTGCTCGAAGAGTCGGACGCCAGCGGCAGCGGCTACGCAGCGGTGGCTGATGCGGACATGAACTCGCAGGGCGCCAACGCGGCGGAAACCGATGCGGCGTTCCAGTTCGACGACGACAACGAAGTGCGGAAGATCGGCTACATCGGCCAGAAGCGCTACACGCGTCTGACCATCACGCCGGCCTCCAACGCATCGGCGGCGGTGCTCGCGGCGGTCTGCCATCTCGGCTACCCGTCGATCAAGGCCGTCACGCAGGCGGCTAGCTAGTCCGATGACCGTTTCGATCCTCCGCCCGCTCGAATACTCGGATGCGGGCCGCGTTCGGATGCTCTACGCCGGGGAGGCACATGACCTCCCCGACGTGGTGGCGTGCGGACTGATTCACGATGGCGCGGCGGTGCTCCTGATGGAGCCCGCTGCGCGTGCTGTGGCGGCGGTCGTGCCGCCTGAGTCTGGGAGACGCCGGAGGCGTGCATGAGGGGCCTGACGCGGGACACGCTGCGCGCTCTGCACTACACGCTCAAGACGCCCCCGGCGATTGAGCCGGTCGATCTGGCGCTGGCGAAAGTGCAGTGCCGCATCGAGCCGGACGTGGTGGATGAGGACGGCGTGCTGTCGGCTTACATCGCGGCGGCGCGGGCGTGGGTCGAAACCTACACCGGGCGCGGCCTGATGACGCAGACGTGGCAAGTCAGCCTCTATGACTTCCCGTCGCGGGTGTGGTTGCCGTATGCGGCCCCGTTGGCGTCGGTGGTGGCGGTGCGCTACTACGACACGGCGAACACGCTGCAAACGCTGTCATCGTCGGTCTACACCACGGCGGCATTCTCCGAGCCCGCGTGCCTGACGCTCGTGGACGGGCAGACGTGGCCCTCGGTCTACGTGCGCGATGACGCGGTGCAGATCGAATACACGGTCGGCGTGTCGGACGTGGCGAACGTGCCGCCCGCGCTCGTGCAGGCGGTGCAGATGCTCGTCGGGCACTGGTATGTGAACCGCGAAGACGTCGTCACTGGCACCATTTCGACACAGATCCCGATGGCGGCTGAGGCGCTGTGCGCGCATCACCGGCTCCGCGTGCGAGAGCCGCAATGGTAAGGGCGGGCGTCCTGCGTGAGCGACTGACCATCCAGTCGGCCACGGGTGTCTCTGACGGACAGGGCGGCACCACGACCGTCACGCCCACAACCGTGGCGACCGTGCGCGGAGAACTCATCGTGCGAGGCGCGACGGAGTTGCTGCAGGCCGAGTCGGTCGGCTCACAGGCGCGGTATCAATTCCGCGTTCGCGTCCGTGCGGGCATCAACGCGGGCCAGACGGTGGTCTGGTCGCCGCAGTGGCCCGCGCACATGCCCGCCGTGACGTTGCAGATTCTCGGCGTGCAGCCGGAACCGGATCGCCAAGGGATGCTGCTGACGTGCGGGGTGGTCCAGTAATGGCTTACCTTTCGCTTTCTCCACTCTCCACCGCGCTCTATGCGCTGCTTAACGTGGCGGGCCTGAATGCGCTGGTGAGTTCGCGCATCTATGACGACATCCCGCGCAACCCGACGTATCCGCTTGTGTGGTTCGAGGTGCAGGAGCCGCGTGACCTGCGTGGGTTCGGCACGGGCGGGATGCCGGAAGTGAATATCCGCGTCCATGCGCTGACGCAATACCAGGGCGAGAAGCAGGGACAGGACATCCTCGCCAAAGTCATCGAGCTACTGAAAGACAAGACGCTCACGGTGACGGGGTATCAGCAGGCCGGTCAGGTGTTCTACGACGAGACCGTGGTGCTGAAGGACCAAGAGATCGAAGGCGTGAAGGTGCAGGAGAACGTGGCGATCTTCCGCACGTATCTGAACGAGGCGTGATGGAGACCGCTGTGATTCTCACCGATGCCGTCAAGACGCTGCCCACGGATGGGCGCTGCCCGAAGTGCCGGGCCGATGAGTCCCGCCGCGTGGCGCTGGGGCTGGCGGGCCTGCGTGAAGCGTGCGGCCAGTGTGGATATGAGTTCCCGGAGGAAGCCCGTGGCTAAACGTTCGATGGTGCGTCCCGGTGCGGAGAAGTTCGTCGCGGTGACGCGTGGCTTTGCGTATCCGTGCGGCGCGGACCTCGCCGCGGTGCGCGAGGCGGGCGGGTTCTCCAGTCTGCCCGAAGACATGCGCGCCAAGATTCGGTTCAAGACCGTGCGTCCCGGCGAGGACTGCAGCGACATGCCCGCCGAATCACTCGCGCACTACCTCGAGCGCGGCGACGTCGCCCGCGTGGAAGCGGCAGAGGAGTAACGCATGGCGTTGTATGGCGGTCAGGACGTCGGGTTCTTGCTGGTGAGTGGGCGGTCGATGCTGCCCTCCAAGCCGCAGGGGCTCATGGAGTCCGTTGAGGCGATGCAGGAGGACACCTCCGGCCTCGGGGACGTGTGGGGCGAAGTCACGCCCACGGGCATGAAGCGCGCCGAGCTCTCGCAGGATGGCGCGTTCTACAACGAGGGCACGAACTCCTCGCACGAGACGCTGCGCGACGCGCAGACCACGAGCCGTGTCGTGTGCCTCGGTGTGGAAGGCAACACCATCGGCAAGCGGTTCGTCGGTTACGCCGGGGCCTACGCGCACAAATACGACGTGCTGGCGAAGGTCGGCGGGCTGACGAAAGCCAACGTGGAATACACCATCAACGGCGCGAGGGATGAGGGCATCATCCTGCAGTCGCTGGCGGCACAGACGGCCGACTGGAACACGGAAGGCGCGAGCAACACCGACTACACGCTCGACCCCGCGCAGCGCGTGATTCCGATCACGTCCAACAGTATCGCCAATCCCACGGTGGTCACGACGCCCATCCCGCACGGGCTGACCACGGGCGACATCATTCTCGTGTCCGGCGTGGCGTCGTCGAGCCCGACCATCAACGGGTCGCGGACGGTCACGGTCATTACGGCCACGACGTTCTCGGTGCCGGTCAACGTCACGGTCGCCGGCACGGGCGGCTCGTTCGTGAGGGCGAACTCCACGGGCGGCGGCATTGCGTTCCAGCAGGTGACGGCCTACTCGGGGTTCACCGGCTACGTCGGCAAGGTGCGCGACTCGGCAGACGACATCACCTATGCCGACCTGGCGACGTTCGCCAACGTGACCAGCGCGCCCTCGGCGGAAGCGGTCACGGTCGCCGGCACGGTGGATCGGTATCTCGCCGCGGACGGCAACGTCACCGGCTCTGGCTCAATCACGGTCTTTATCGGTTTCGCGAGGAGATAGCTATGGCGCTGTTCGGTTCCACCTCAGTCACGATCACCTACGACGACGCCCCCGGCGGCACTGGCCGTGCGCTCACGAACTTCGTGACCGAGATGGGCGGCATTTCCATCGAGGCGTTGCAGGC